ACTGGACCTTGGGCACCAGCATTACCTTGGGCACCTTGGAAACCCTTTGGACCTTGGCTACCAACTGCCCCTTGTGGACCAGCCACACCTTGAGCACCTTGGAACCCGACTGGACCTCTCGAACCAGCTGGACCTTGTGCACCAGCGTCACCTTGAGCACCTTGGAAACCTTTAGCACCTTGATTACCGACTGGACCTTGGGCACCAGCATTACCTTGAGCGCCAGTGAAACCTTTTGGACCTTGATTACCGACTGGACCTTGGGCACCAGCATTACCTTGGGCACCTTGGAACCCGACTGGACCTCTGGCTCCAGCCGCACCCTGTGGTCCAGCCACACCTTGAGCACCATCAGCACCTTGAGCACCTTTGGCTCCAGCAGCCCCTTGTGGACCAGCTACGCCAACTGCGCCTTGGGCTCCAGTAGCACCCTTGGCTCCAGCTGCGCCCTGTGGACCAGCGTCACCAGTAGCGCCTTTGGAACCTTGAGCCCCTTTGGCGCCAGCAGCACCTTGTGGACCAGCTACACCTTGAGCGCCAGCATTACCTTGAGCCCCTTTGGCGCCAGCAGCACCTTGTGGACCAACCACACCTTGGGCTCCAATTGAACCTTGTGGACCTCTCGAACCAGCCGTCCCTTGTGGACCAGCGTCACCTTGGGCTCCAGTGAAACCTTTAGCACCTTGGGCTCCAACTGGACCTTGTGCACCCGCATTACCTTGAACACCTGTTATACCTTGAGCACCTTGTGGACCTTGTGGACCAGCAGCACCAGTAGCACCTCTTGCACCTTGTGGACCAGCATCACCTTGTGGTCCAGTTGGACCTTGTGGTCCAGGAGTTGTTCCAGCTGGACCTTTTGGTCCAGGATCGCCTTGTGGACCAATTGGACCTTGTGGTCCAGGAGTTGTTCCCGCTGGACCTTGTGGACCAGCATCACCTTGGGCTCCGATCGGACCAACAGCGCCTTGTGGACCGACGTCACCTTTAGCCCCTTGTGCCCCTTGTTCACCTTGAGCTCCAACAGCGCCTTGCGCGCCAGTAGCACCTCGAGCCCCTTGTGGACCTTTTTCGCCAACGTTACCTTGAGTGCCTTGAGCGCCAGCCGCCCCTTGTGGACCAGCTGGACCTACTTCACCAACGTTACCTTGAACACCTATTGGACCTTGTGGACCAGCAGCACCTTGTGCCCCTAATGGACCAACGTTACCTTGAATACCAATTTCGCCTTGAACGCCTTGTGGACCTTGTGGACCTTTCTCGCCAATGTTACCTTGAATACCTTGAGAACCTTGAGAACCAGTAGCACCTTGTGGACCTTTCTCGCCAATGTTACCTTGAAGCCCTTGAGAACCTTGCGCACCTTTAGCGCCCTGTGCTCCCATTTCACCAACGTTGCCTTGAATACCTTGTGGACCAGTGGCTCCAGGAGCTCCCTGTGGACCTAGTTCGCCAACATTACCTTGGACACCTTGTGGACCAGTGGCTCCAGCAGCGCCTTGTGGACCGAGTTCGCCCACATTACCTTGAACACCTTGAGCGCCAGTGGCGCCAGTTGCACCTTGAGCACCTTTCGCTCCAACATTACCTTGGATACCTTGAGCCCCAGTAGCACCTTGAGCACCTTGTGCACCTCTTTCCCCGACGTTACCTTGAAGCCCTTGAGCCCCCTGAGCGCCTTTAGCACCCTGCGCTCCCATTTCACCAACGTTACCTTGGATCCCCTGCGCACCTTGAGCCCCCTTCGCCCCCTGTGCTCCCATTTCACCAACGTTGCCTTGGATACCTTGGGCTCCAGTAGCTCCTCGAGCACCTTGTGCTCCCATTTCACCAACGTTACCTTGAATGCCCTGAGCACCTTGTGCGCCTCTTGCACCTTGTGGACCGAGTTCCCCGACGTTACCTTGAACGCCTGTTGGACCTTGAGCGCCTCGAACACCTTGTGGACCGAGTCCCCCAACATTACCTTGAACACCTGTTGGACCTTGTGGACCAACTGGACCCTCTGGTCCAGGAGGACCTTGTTCTCCAATCGCAGTATTCTCAATGAGCTCATTAATAGTTGTTAATTGTGCGTTTATGGCTGAGTCTTGTAGGTATAGCGTTGTTATATGATCGCCATGACCGCCTACTATGTCAGACAGATTAGAAAAGTCTTGATTGACCGCAAAGTTATAGTTAGACAGGGATAAGTCAATCGCAGAATCGACATACGTTGTCAAGAATTCTGCAGTAAGACCTGTTGTCCCGCTGAGGTCAATTAAAGAGTAGATTTCTTGAAAGTTGGCGTTAATTTTATCGGAAGCGGTTTTAAGAGTATCACCCTTACCGTCATTCGTATTACCGCCAGTGTTTAAAGTTTGTAGTGTCATTATTCTTCTTTTCCCTTGGTCTTGTATTAGCCAGCATCTAATGATTCATAAGTTTGTGATAGATCTAAAACCGTATCGTCTAGAGTAGGAGGTTTTATAGAACCCCACTCGCCAATAGTAGTAAAATCATCATAAATTTGTTGTAAAGATACTAATGCATATTTATCTAAAGTCTCAAGAGAGCTTAATATAATACCGATATCAGAAGCATCTGTTTCTTCCATAGTCAATAAACTATAAGATGACTTGGTGTCGATATTAGCTGCAGCTCCAATAACAATTGGATAATTTGGTGTTTCTAATGGATCTGTAGTTTCGCCAGCTTTAACTTCTAAATCTGCAGTAGAAACTAAAGTAACTTCAGCAGCAAGGTAAAAACCTGCTGGATGGACTAGTTTTCTATATAAAGATTCCCAATCCGAAAACGATATTCCAGCCTTTACTAAAGTAGAGAATATTTGGTATTTTCTATTATCTACTAAAAACTTTAAAGACTGTGCTCCAATATTGGAACTATTTAAAATAAAAATATTACTTTTAGGGTATAGTATTTCAACCTTTTCTAAAAAGAAAGAATTGAAAAATTGTTCTGCTGATATTTGAGTACCCTTAGAACGATAGAAATCTGATAATAGTTTTACCATCAATCTCGGATTTTGCTTGAATGAGTTATGATCCAAGCCGTCACTAATTTCGCCTAATATAAGGTCAAGTTGCTCTAAGTGCGTTCCTGTAATATCTCTGATATCGAACAAATCTTTAATAGTATGCTCGAACGATTCAGTATTATTTTCTCCCGCATGGTCATAGTATGCTTCTAGGAACGTTACTAAGTTAGGATAATTCTCATGAAAATACTCAGGCAATACGCGAGAAACTTCATGCGTATGAAATCTAGTTTGTAACCTTTGAGAATTTTCGCGAACGTTAAGCATTATAACACAGCCTTACTGTCGTCTGTTTCCACAACGCCTGTAACGTCTAGGAAGGTTTCGTCTAAAGTAAGGACATAATTCCTTAACGGAGCTAGTGTACTTTGGTTAGCAGGTTTAGCTGATACTTTCAATAGAGTATCTGATTCTACGTTAATCCCTACTATATTAACAATACCTTTTGCTGGGTCGTACGAGCCTGCGTTATAAAGTTTAACATTATTGTTCAAATCGAAAACTTGTAGGCGATTAGTACCTAAAGCATTTTTAATGTAAACGTTTTGACCTTTATATACAAACACAGAGGTTGAAACCGTATGTTCATCTTTGTCGGGACTAGCGAGAATAAATGGGTATTTTAATGTGTAATCTTTATTCATCCCGACTGAAACTGCTTCAACCCTTTGTTGAGCCCAAACTGTCATTTGAGAGTTTAGGACTGCTGCAGAGAGGTTATCAATTTGAGCGAGCAATTGAGATCTACGGAAAGTAGAAGCGAACTTGTTCAGATTATTATTGAAGTACGACTTAATAAACTGATAAATTAAGTTATTAATTGCAGCTAATGAACTAGTTGTTTTGCTTTGGTCTAGGTTGTAATTGACCGCAAGCTGTAAGTAAGTTAATTGAGGTTCTACAAACTCAACACCAATAGACATTATGCTAAGATTATTAATTAGTTGGTCTTTCATTATTTGTTTCTGTAAGTCTTGAGTTTGTTGATCAATACCTTCTTTAAACTGTAGACTAACAAAAACTTTACCATATTGTGGAGGAACGTTTTCGTTTCCACCCCAAGCAATTACTCCATCAAGATATGGAGAGAAATGTCGTAATATTAGAGCTTCGTAATCGTTAGCAGTAACCAAACGTTGTTGAGCGGTGTATGCTCTAGGAGCATTCAATTTTATACTATCAATTGATTCTTTTCCTGAACCACCAGCAGAAAAAGAAACTGTTTTAACAACAACAGGATATGTTGAATTTTCATACGAGATATTCTGTGTGATAAATGACTTACCGCCATTAGCTTCTTCTCCGACCGTCGTCAAATAACGAACTACAATTTTATTACCAGCGAGAGGACGTTTACCTAAAGTGTTTCCATCGCTGAATTGTATTTCATAGCTACCGTTAGCTGACTCTCGGATAAGGTATACAGTTGACTCTTCATTGATAGAAACAGCCTTATCTATGTTAGTGTAAACAGTAAAATCTTGAGTATTAAAATCTTCATACACGAGTACATTAATTGTAGAAGTATCGATATTTTTATCGGACAATACAAAAACTTGGTTATCTGAATCGTCTCCTACTGGGAAAGTCTTAGTTTTAACTGTACCTTCCTTTAATGTAATATTTGGGTTTCCGTAGTAATCTTTGAATACATATTTTCCGTTGTCATTAATTGCGATATAAGACTGCATAGTCTTAAACCCATAATTAACTTGTTCGACGTCAGTATAGAAATCTGTAAACGTATTTAAAGTTAAAGTATCTGGACCATTTGGAATTTCTACCGAAACGTTCACAACAGCAGTGGCAGCAGTGGCAGATTTTGGAGTATACCCTAAAGCTTCTGCATGCGCTAGAACAGAAGAGCGCAATTGAGCAGAAGACAAGAAAGACTCGTTGATTGCCATATTAGCAATCAAGCCATTAATATGTGTATTGTATGCTAGAACGTCTAGAATATTCGACAAACCACTTGCTTCAAAGTCATAGTCAGCGAATTCGTTTTGCTGTTTTAAAAACGTCTTTAATTTATTTTTAATATTAGCAAAGTCTAGATCAGACGATGAGATTGTCATTTATCGGTTCCTCGAGATTGTTACGTTCACGGTTACGTTCTCAAGAGTAGTTAATACTTGAAACACAACAGTAATATCAACAGAATTATAATCTGGGCTAAAGTTTGCGGTTACGTTTAATACTTTAGCTCTACGTTCGTGGATATTAATAGCAGTCATGACATATCTTTTAATGTCATCTTCGTCAACTGCTGTAGTAATAGAGAATACTAAATCATATAACCCTGAGCCAAAGTATGGCTGAAAAGGTTTTTCTCCCCTACGAGTCAACAAGAGGTTCTTCACCGCTTGTCGTACTGCTGCA